ACTCTAGGAACTGGTCGATACTACCTCTTTGACCATTGGGGCAGCACCAGTGAGGATAACTTGCTTGCTAGAGTACGCTACATGGCTAAAGCTCTTGACTGCAAGTGGATTGTCCTAGACCACTTGTCCATTGTAGTTTCCGCACAGGACAATGGTGACGAGCGCAAAGCCATTGATGGGATAATGACCAAGCTACGTGCATTGGTTCAAGAGACTGGTGTTGGTTTATTCTTGGTGTCTCACCTACGTAGGACACAAGGCAAGCCACATGAGGATGGTGGTAGAATTAGTCTTGGTGAGCTTCGGGGTTCACAGGCTATTGCACAATTATCCGACATGGTTATTGGCTTAGAACGTAACCAGCAGCATGAAGACCCTGAGATTAGAAACACTACCACAGTGCGTATACTCAAGAACCGCTATGCAGGTCTTACTGGTGCCGCTTGCTGGCTGAAGTACGATAACTTTACTGGTAGAATGTCAGAGACAAGCAAGCCAAAGGAGCATGATAATGACCTCTAGTCCTCTTTTCCTTGACATTGAGACAGACGGACTCAACCCCAGCACTATCTGGATGGCTGTAACACGCCAAGATGGGCAGTCTCAGGTACACTATAGTGCAGATACGCTCTTAAACGCCCTACAAGGCGATTTCAGCGTGATTGGGCATAACCTAATAGGGTTTGACCTACCTGTACTAAAACGCCTGTGGGGGCTTTCTGTGGCTTCTGAGAGGATACAGGATACTTTGGTACTTTCTCGGCTTGCTAACCCTGCTCGTGAGGGTGGACATAGATTAGCTAATTGGGGTGAGATTCTAGGGTATCCTAAAGGCGACCACAGTGATTGGTCATGCTACTCAAAGGAAATGGAAGAATACTGTATACGTGATGTTGAAGTTACGGAGAAGGCTTACAATAAACTTAGGATTGAGTTGCTAAGGTTTAGTAAGGAGTCCATTGAACTAGAGCATCAAGTGCAGTGCATCGTACAGCAGCAGATACGCAACGGCTGGCTGTTGGACATACGCCACGCTACGGAGTTACTTGCTACATTGAAGGAGCGTAAAATAGCTTTGGAAGATGAAGTACAGCAAGTGTTCAAGCCTAAGTGGGTTGATGTTAAGGAAGTAAGGCCCAAGAACAAGAAGGACGGTAGCTTGTCCAAAGTTGGTCTTACTGATGATGAGTACGCACGGATACAGGAGACAGGTGACAGGTCGCCATTCATACGTAAGCATCTAAAGCCATTCAATCTAGGTTCACGCAGACAGATAGGTGAATACCTAAAAGACTTTGGCTGGGTTCCGAAGGCAAAGACTCCCACAGGTCAGCCTGTAGTGGATGAGTCTATACTGTCCAAAGTCAAAGGTATACCACAGGCGCAACTGATAGCTGAGTACCTTATGGTGCAAAAGCGTGTTGCACAGGTAGACTCTTGGGTTGTAGCGGCTGATGAGGACACTGGCAGAGTGCATGGCTACGTCAACAGCAACGGTGCTGTAACTGGCAGGATGACACACTCTAAACCTAATGTGGCTCAAGTGCCAGCTAGTCGCGCTCCCTATGGGGAAGCATGTAGAGCTTGCTGGACTGTGCCTAAAAATAAAGTGCTGGTTGGCTTTGATGCTAGTGGACTAGAGTTGCGTATGCTTGCGCATTACATGAACGATAAGGAGTACACTAATGAAATTCTCCACGGAGACATTCACACAGCAAATCAGCAGCTTGCAGGACTTGAATCGAGAGATCAGGCTAAAACTTTCATATATGCCTTCCTATACGGAGCAGGAGATGCAAAACTTGGAACGATTGTCGGGGGAAATGCTAGTTCTGGCTCTACGCTTAGAGCAAGATTCCTTGATGGTCTCCCAGCACTTAGGACTCTTACAGAAAGAGTGCAAAGAGACGCTGAGAAAGAAGTTCTTGAAGGACTAGACGGTAGACTACTTCATGTCCGTAGCGCACACGCTGCACTTAACACTTTGTTACAAGGTGCTGGTGCTATTGTTATGAAAAAAGCATTGACACTACTCGACGAATATGCTAGACTATGGAATCTTAACTATAGCTTTATAGGTAACATACATGATGAAGTCCAGTCGGAAGTCGAACCAGAGCAAGCAGACAAGTTTGGAAGACTCGCAGTCAGTTGTTTACAAGCAGCAGGAATTGCCCTTGAACTTAACTGCCCCCTTACAGGAGAGTACAAAGTTGGAAGAAGTTGGGCAGAGACACACTGAATTTAACAATAATCGTAAAGGAGATTTTTCTGAATACTATGCAGTCACTTGGCTATGGGATAAGGGGTATGAAGTATTCAGGAATGCAGGCTGCTCTGGGCCTATAGACCTAATTGCTTACCACCAAGAAACAGAAGAAATTGTTTTAATAGACGTTAAGACATTCTTTCCACATAAGGAGTCTGGGATTGGTAATAGGATTTCTAATAATAGGACGAAACTTCAGAAGGAGTTAGGAGTTGTTTTACTCGGTTTCGACCCAAGCACACGCAAACTTAGATTTATTGACCATAGAGACACAGAATGAAAACAATACACACACTTGTTGATGACATCTATAGTCTAGTAAAGACTAAACGCCCTGAAAAGGGTGTGGACGCTGAAGCAGAGATTGAAAACTTTGGGGAAGCTGTCAAGGACTTAATGCGTAAAGAGTTTACCAACCGTGGTGGCTTTGATGCACGTAAGCTGCGTATGTCCAACGTTGGCAGAGACGATAGATACCTTTGGAACCACTACAATAACGTAGGGCCAAAGGAGCCAATGCAGCCCCATAACCTAGTCAAGTTTCTGTATGGTCACTTGATTGAGGAGATGTTGTTGCTACTGGTCAGGCTATCAGGCCACACAGTTAGCCATGAGCAAGCTCAAGCTGAAGTAGAAGGCATTGTGGGTAGTATGGACTGTAAGATTGATGGAGTTCTAACTGATGTCAAGTCAACAAGCAGCTACGGGTTTAAGAAGTTCAAAGACGCAACGCTGGCTTTTGATGATCCTTTTGGTTATATAGCGCAGATTAAAGGATACGCTAAGTCTGAGGGTGACACACAGGTAGGTTGGCTTGCAATGGACAAGCAGAATGGACACCTAACTTATCTGAAGTATGACCTAGAGGACACTCAAGCGCCTGTGTACGAGGTTCTGAAGGAAGATATTGTAGATAGGATTATACATATCAAGGAGATGGTAGAGCAGCCAGAACCACCTGATTTTTGTAATGAACCTGTCCCTGATGGTAAGTCAGGCAACATGAAACTGCCTATAGGCTGCTCTTACTGTCATTTCAAACATGCTTGCTATCCAGAGCTACGTACATTCCTGTATTCCACAGGCCCACGATACTTGACAGAGGTGGCAAATGAGCCAAAAGTCCAAGAGGTTACGTAGAGACAGTATCTATAGATCAGGTCTTGAAGCATCTTTTGCAGCCGTAGCACCAAAGCGTAAGTTCAAGTATGAACCATTTGATGTCCCTTACACTATGCACAGGAAGTACAAACCAGACTTCGTACATACACGCACAGGGACACTATTGGAACTAAAGGGCTTCTTTAGGACAGGCGACACAATGAAGTACAAAGCCATCAGGGACTGAATAGCGCCTTACAGAGAGTTAATCTTTGTACTATCAGATCCTAACAAGAAGCTACGCAAGGGCGCTAAGATGACAATGGGACAATGGTGTGAGAAAGAAGGTTTTAAGCACTACACATTAAATGACTTTGACAAGTTGATGAAATATGTTGACTCACAATAATTTAACAATGGATGAGATTAGGGAAATGATATTGAAAAGATACGACCCTGATGATTTAATAGACTACTTGGAACTGACTAGTCAAGAAATACTTGACAGGTTCGAGGACAAGCTGATTAACCGCTTAGAGATGTTTGAGGAGGAATTACAAGATGACACAAGAGCAGACACAGAAGAAGAAGAATATGAGTATTGAGGATAACATTTTCGTTTCTTTCTCAGGGGGTAAAACAAGTGCATATATGTGCAAATGGATACAGGATAATCACAAAGAAAACAACTTAACTTTTGTTTTTGCAAACACTGGACAAGAGCATCCTAAAACGTATGAGTTTATCAGGAATGTAGTAGATTACTTTGAGATTGATCTTAAAGTCGTAGAAGCTAAAGTTACTGATAAGGGCACGAAGCATACTCTAGTAACTTTAGATTCTTTGTGCACCGATGGCTCTCTTTTTGAGGACGTTGTAAAAAAATACGGAATACCTAATCAAGGATACCCACACTGCACTAGAGAGTTAAAACTACAGCCTATGAAAAGCTATGTTAATTCTCTTTTAGGTAAAAATAATTACACTACAGCCATAGGAATCAGAGCTGATGAGATAGACAGGATGAACAGTAATTATGAAAAGTTAAAATACTACTATCCTTTAGTAAAACAAAAGATAACCAAGCTAGACATTAACAATTACTGGGAAGCCATGCCTTTTACATTAGAGATCCCAGAACACTTAGGAAACTGTACTTGGTGCTGGAAGAAAAGTTTTAAGAAACATCTAATGGTTATTGAAGAAATGCCAGAAGCCTATGATGTTCCTAAGTATTTAGAAGCCAAATACAAAATAAACAACGTGGAAACTCAAAAAAAGAGAAAAGGAAACACTCAAGTATTCTTTAGAAGTCAGATGTCCGCTAATGATTTATTTGAGCACTACAACAAGACTAAACTTACGGAAGCTATACAAGAAGATTTATTTGATAATTATGAAAACTCTTGTCAAGAGAGCTGTGAGCCGTTATAAGGAAACTGTAAATGAGTATTGATGACGCAACCCCAGAAGAATGGAACAAAGTAAACAGGAAGAAAGAATGGGAGTGGATGGAAG